TTAAAGGTGATTTATGTCTCTAACGACTACGGAAACGTCTATATGTAATAGTGCGCTTATTAAAATAGGTGCGGATAGAATCAACTCTTTAACTGAAACAAATAAACGTGCTCAGTTATGTAGTGAACAATATAGTAAAGTTAGAGATGAAGTATTAAGAAGTCATCCTTGGAACTTTGCTATCACTAGGGCGGAGTTCTCTCAGTTATCATCCACCCCTGCTTTTGGGTATACGTATGAATATTCAATCCCATCTGATTGCTTAAGGATATTAGACCTACACGACGAGACAATCATATGGAAGCAAGAGGGTAACAAAATACTTTCGGATAGTGCCACTATTAAAGCACGTTATATTAAGAGAATCACAGCGCCTGCTGAATATGATAGCTACTTTATAGAAGCTTTAGCATTAAGGTTAGCTGCTGATCTTTCTTATAGTTTAGTACAATCTACTACACTGTCATCATTAATGACTCAGCAATATGAAAGACATTTAGCATTTGCAAGGAGTTTTGATGCTCAGGAGGGAACCCCTCCCGATTTAACTGATGACTCTTTTCTTGAGGCCAGATTATGAAATATAGGTATGTACAAAATGCCTTTTCTAGTGGTGAGTTACATCCTCGTTTAGATGGAAGAACTGACTTAGAAGAATATGCTAAAGGCGTAGATACCTTAGAAAATTTTATAACTTTCAGACAAGGCGGTGTATCTAGACGAATGGGTTCTAGGTATGTTGGAACCTTGTCACCTGCTGCTCCTTCTAGTTACGTAGGACTTTATCCATTCATTTTTAGTAAGAAAGAATCTTATGCTATTTCAATTGAAATACTTTCTACTACTTCCATAAAGGTTCAGATTTATGACCCTGAAGGGAACTTAGCAAGTATTACCACAAGCAAGGACGATCCTACGGATCTTGCTACCTCTAAAAACATTACGATATCAGGTCGTGGTCTATCTAATCTTACTACAGATGTTAATAGTTTTACCTACGCTCAGAGTGCCGATGTATTTTTCCTTACTCACAGTACAGGGAATATGAAGCCTTTGGTGATCGCTAGAATTGAAGCGGATACTTTTTACATAAAAGACATTGAGGAGTATCAATGGACCTCAAATCCAGATAAAACTCTATATACTCCTTTTAAAGATGCAAACATAGATTCAGGGAAACATTTATTTGTTAGTGGTAGTAGTTCTTCTGTTACC